TTAGTTGCTTATGGCGCACAAGACGTTTATCTGACGGGCAACCCGCAGATTACTTATTGGAAAACAGTATACAGGCGGCATACGAACTTTGCTATGGAATCCATTGAACAGTCTTTCAATGGCGTGGCCAACTTCGGAAAACGTGTTACCTGCACGATTAGTCGCAATGGCGACCTGATTAATCGTGTATATCTTCAGGCAACTCTTCCATCGGTGGATTTATATTCCCTTGTTCCCGATGTATCAGGGGCACAGTTTCGCTGGATTAACTGGCCTGGCCCAAATCTGATAACAAGTATCGAAATAGAAATTGGAGGACAGAAGATTGACAAGCACTATGGCGAGTGGCTCTATATTTGGAATGAATTATCACTGCCTGCGGGGAAGCAAGCCGGGTATGCAGAAATGGTAGGAAATGTTCCACAGCTCGTGAATCTGATAACACAGGTGGGGCCGGATGGAGGATGTGATAACCCCTGCACGGGAGGTGTACCGCATACCGCTATGGAAGAACGTAGCTGTACGCCGGAGTATACGCTTTATATCCCCCTCCTGTTCTGGTTCAATCGTCATGCGGGCCTGGCGCTCCCTCTGATTGCTCTCCAGTACCACGAAGTTAAGATGAATCTGGTTCTGAACGATGCGGCGAACATGATGTGGTCTAATAACCAGATCGTGCGAAACTATGTCAATACCACGGGACTGGTTGCCGCCTCCATTTATGTGGACTACATCTATTTGGATACCGAGGAGCGCAAGCGTTTTGCTCAGGTCGCCCACGAATATTTGATTGAGCAGCTCCAGTTTACGGGCGATGAATCCATTACGTCGAGTGCTAACAAGATTAAGATGAGCTACAACCATCCTGTCAAGGAAGTCATTTGGGTCACACAGCGTTCGGAATTTGTGGCACAGGATGGATCCATGGATGCCTGGAAGGGAATTCAGCCGTTCAACTTCACGGACTATTATGACCGGGCATCCCTGGAGTCGGGATATTCCATTACATTGATGAATGGTATGGCGGGTGCCAATCCAACGGCAACCGCGAAGATTCAGCTGAACGGCCACGACCGTTTTTCGGAACGTGAAGGCCGGTATTTCAACTTGGTGCAGCCGTACCAACATCATACGAATATCCCAGGTACGGGTATCAATGTGTATTCGTTTGCTCTCAATGCCGAGGACCATCAGCCGAGTGGAACGACCAATTTCTCACGTATCGACAATGCCACGCTTGTCATGACGGTATCGAACAATGCTGTTGGGAATGGAAAGACGGCGAATGTTCGTATCTATGCGACGAACTACAACGTGCTGCGCATCATGAGTGGCATGGGCGGGTTAGCATATTCTAACTGAGGAGGCACGACGATGTTAAGAATATGCGCCACTAGCGTATAGCAACTAAGGAGGCACGACGATGTTAAGCGCTCTCTGGGGTCTAAACATTAATCTCTTTGAACGAAGTATAATGAGGGTTGCACTGATGATTTGTATGGCGTTATCCGCATTTGCATATTCAAATGAATCTGCGGTTGCACCCTATTTTGGTCCGCATCTTGCCCCTCCAAGTACCGGGGGTTCCTCCTCCTCTTCGAATCCGCCTTCTAGCTCTTCTTCCTCAGGCTCCTCCTCTCCGCCTTCTAGCTCCTCGTCCGCACCTTCTAGCTCTTCCTCCTCTGGCTCTTCTTCCTCCTCCCCATCTTCTGGCTCTTCTTCTGGTTCCAATTCTTCTTCCTCCCCAACGTCTGGCTCTTCCTCCGCAAATTGGAGGAGAAAGGTAAAATACATGGCCATGTAAATATTTATGATATAATGCTTATATAATTTTTGGACCATATGACAGATTCATGTCATATTGTCCTTAATCTAAACGCCCCTCCTCACTCCTCCCGGATCCCGGCGCCCGCCAAAAAAATTTCAACGGGTAAAGTATAAACAATGGCAGGAGGAGCATTATTGCAGTTAGTCGCCTACGGTGCGCAGGACATTTACCTCACGGCGAACCCTCAGATTACCTTCTTTAAGCAGCTGTACCGTCGGCATTCCAACTTCGCGATGGAGTCCATCGAGCAGACCTTCAACGGTGTTGCCAACTTCGGTAAGCGTGTTACTTGCACGATTGCCCGCAACGGCGACTTGATTACCCGTGTTTACCTCCAGGTGACCCTCCCCGCGGTCAGCTGGTCTGACCTCTCTGCAAACGGCGGCCTGGCCGGTGCGTTTGCCTGGATTCCCTTCGTTGGCCAGTACCTCATCAACTCCGTTGAGCTCGAGATTGGCGGCCAGCGCATCGACAAGCACTATGGTCACTGGCTCCACGTGTGGAATGAGCTGACGCTCCCCACCGGCAAGGCCCGCGACTACCTCTCCATGGTCAACGGCTATGGTGGTGTCGGTATTACCGGTGGCACTGCTTGCAATGCATGCGATGTTGAGTCAACCGCTGCAACCAAGTGCCTCCAGACACAGGCGGTTGCCAATCTCGCCTCCCTGGGTGTTGATGCGGTCGTCTGCGGTATTGCCAGCGAGGAAACTGAGCTCGCCAAGCCCTATTTGGTCGACCCTATCCCCGCCGGCGGCGAGGTTCTCGGCTGCCTCCCTGAGCACACTCTCTACATCCCCCTCGAGTTCTGGTTCAACCGCCACACGGGCCTCGCGCTCCCCCTCATTGCCCTCCAGTACCACGAGGTCAAGATTAACCTCGAGATTAACGATGTGCGCAACCTCGTCAACACGAATGTCGCCAGTGCGTCCATTGTGTCCACCCTGAACACCCGTGGCCTTGTCGCGGCCTCTCTCTATGTCGACTACATCTACCTCGACACGGAGGAGCGTCGCCGCTTCGCCCAGGTCGCCCACGAGTACCTCATCGAGCAGCTCCAGTACACGGGTGAGGAGTCGGTCACCTCCAGCTCCAACAAGATCCAGATGTCCTTCAACCACCCTTGCAAGGAGCTCGTCTTCACGGTCCAGAACCCCTCTTACATTGACTGCTACTCTCAGAACAACCAGCCCTGGAACTACGCTGATACCAACGGTGGCAACCCCGTCGTTGTCGCCAAGATTCAGCTCAACGGCCACGACCGCTTCACGGAGCGCGGGGGCGAGTACTTCAACCGTGTCCAGCCTTACCAGCACCACACGGCCTCTCCCTCCACGGGCATCAACGTGTACTCCTTCGCTCTCAAGCCTGAGGAGCTCCAGCCCAGCGGCACCTGCAACTTCTCCCGTATCGACAATGCGGTGCTCCAGCTCACGCTCACCCCCTCCGCGGTCGGCGGTACCACGGGCCCTTCCTCCGCGAACGTGCGCATCTACGCGACGAACTACAACGTTCTCCGTATCATGAGCGGCATGGGCGGTCTGGCCTACTCCAACTAAACGCGCAGCGATTAGTTAATAAGGAGCGTCAGCGATAAATCCAACTAAACGCGCAGTCGCGTAAACAAACAACTTATTTCTACTATCGTCGCATCCAATGCGCGGATAGTAAAAAATGAACGGTTAAGGCCAACAAAAGGCCTACTTACGATGCAAGAACCCATTGACTTTGAGGCCGCTTCAAAAGCATGGATGGCCAACAAGATTCGCAAGGGCGCCATGGTATACTACAAATGTCAGGCAACACTCAAATCCGGGGTACCCTGTAGCTTAGCCGCTGTAGGTACCCTCTATTTCTGTAAGCGCCACTCTAAGACTCCAACACCTGTGCGAAAGGAAAATCCGCCAGTAGCAACGATAGCGCATGTGTACGACGCTCCAGAAAGCTATCCCCTGGGGCTTGACGGGTCAAATACTTCCAGCGCCATTCAAATCGAAGAGCCGCCCGCTCATCTGCAAATCCCCCCACAAGAAATTTCCGTGTCCACGAACGACCATGCGTAGCCCGTGCACCCCCTGCGAGCTCCCCATTATGCTGGCGAAGCCTTCTGTCAGGAGCGACAGTAGCCCCTACATAGGTTTTGCATCCATCTGTTGAACAGAGCATATAGCAAAACCAATCGGTCATGTATATATATTAAAAGGGTAGCTTTAATCTTACCAAGAAATAGATGGTGGGTGAGGTGTATAGTACACAGAGTTCTACATATACTATGTATGACAACACGGGAATTATATGGCCTAGAACTAGCTTTCCGGCGTACTTATTTCGTCGTGTTTTTTCTTCACAGGGACTCATGCAGTCTGCCGCAGACGCATGGGCCTATTTTGAATTAATTGAATCAACAGATGCTGCTACACGTGTTAGACTTAGTGGAAACCATGTTGGAAATACAGAACGCTTAAATCCGTGGTGTAATATTAATACAGATGGTAATTTAATTCGGTATACACGAGGACAGAGCTTACATATGCAAGTATATCCTTCTTATAACTGGAAATCTCAAAGAGATTATGGTATTTCTTCCGAGCCGATTACAAATGTCTATCCTCCTATACGCCCTGAAGTTATGTTAACTCCAATGCAACAATTTTTTATGAATACTGTGGAAATAACAGATAAAAGCACATTATCTCTCCCAAAGCCAGCTATACCTCCTGCTCCTCCAAAACCAATTATTGCAACCCCTCCAAAATCAGTTGTTGCAGTGGCAAAGCCATTTCCTACATCTCCAAAGCCAGCACCTGTACCACCAAAGCCAGCTCTTGCAAAGCCAGTAGAACCACCTAAACCTGCAGCTGCAAAGCCAGTAGAACCACCAAAGCCAGCTCCTGTAAAGCCAGTAGAACCACCTAAACCTGCAGCTGCAAAGCCAGTAGAACCACCTAAACCTGCAGCTGCAAAGCCAGTAGAACCACCTAAACCTGCGCCGCCAAAACCAGTAGAACCACCCAAGCCAGCTCCTGTAAAGCCAGTAGAACCACCAAAGCCAGCTCATGTAAAGCCAGTAGAACCACCAAAGCCAGTAGAAGCACCTAAACCTGCAGCTGCAAAGCCGGTAGAAGCGCCTAAACCTG